ACTGATCAATTAGATCTTGTACTTCTTCTGGAGTCATAGTTCTAAAGCTTTTATCTATTGTATAGAAGGTATATAAAAAGAAAACCCCCTCGTTAGGAGAGGGGGATAAATACTTTGATTTAATTTAATTTAAATTTACCGATTAACCTATCGCAGGAGCTGTAAGAGCTACAGATGTAGACTCAGCACATGCAAGGTCAAGAGGGAAGTTGTGTGCATTACGCTCGTGCATAACTTCGAAACCTAAGTTTGCTCTGTTAAGAACGTCTGCCCAAGTTGGAACAATCTTACCGTTAGCATCAACGATAGACTGGTTGAAATTAAAGCCATTCAAATTGAATGCCATTGTGCATATACCCATTGAAGTAAGCCAGATGCAAACAACTGGGAATACAGCTAGGAAGAAGTGGAGACTTCTGCTGTTGTTAAATGACGCATATTGGAAGATAAGTCTACCGAAATAGCCATGAGCAGCGACAATGTTGTATGTCTCTTCTTCTTGTCCAAACTTATACCCATAATTTTGAGATTCATTTTCTGTTGTCTCCTTAATTAGAGATGAAGTAACAAGTGAACCGTGCATAGCTGAGAATAAAGATCCTCCGAACATACCAGCAACACCAGCCATGTGGAATGGGTGCATGAGAATGTTGTGCTCTGCTTGGAAAACAAACATGAAGTTGAATGTTCCAGAGATACCTAGAGGCATTCCATCAGAGAAAGATCCCTGACCAAATGGATATACAAGAAATACTGCGAAAGCAGCGGATACTGGAGCTGAGTAAGCTACACAGATCCATGGACGCATTCCTAGTCTGTAACTAAGTTCCCATTGGCGTCCCATGTAAGCAGAGATACCGATGAGGAAGTGGAATATAACGAGTTGATATGGTCCTCCGTTGTAGAGCCATTCATCCATGGTGCCAGCTTCCCAGATTGGATAGAAGTGGAGTCCGATTGCATTTGAGGATGGCACGACTGCTCCGGAAATGATGTTGTTTCCGTAGAGGAATGATCCTGATACTGGTTCTCTGATTCCATCAAT